CCAGATTTAATACAAAAAGCACAAGATTATTGGAAAAAATATAGTCAAAAAAATGATATGAATTCGTATATTAGAATTTTTACTTTGTTTGATTTATCATTTTTTAAACAATTGGATCAATTACTTCCAGCTCGGGCTAATAAATTAACCGGGTTATTAGTACAACCTAATATATTAGAACGAAGTAAAGATTCTATATTACCAACAATAAATAATTTTAATGAGTCATATACTACTACTATTACAGAAACAATTGTAACTGCATCAGCTGATCATGTATTATATGAAGGTCAACTTTTGGCTGCAGACATTATAACATTATCTGGAAATGATGATAATCAGTTGCAATCATTTTTAACATCATCTGACGCATCGTCGTATAATGGTACTACATATGAGTATATAAGTTTAATTCAATCAGGTAGCGATTATTTAGCTATAACAACACAAGATAATATACCATTAACAACAGAAAATAATTTAGAATTACAGACACAGGATATTTTAGATCAACCACTTTATATTAAATCATTTACTCCGGCTTTTGCTAGCGAAGGCGTATTACCAGTAATTGAATCTGCAAGTTTATCTGAATTTCAACAAGTTTTATATGATACGCCAGGAAATATTGCAACACAAAATAATATATTTTTACAAACGCAAGACGGATTTTCTTTAATTGAACAAGGTGTTGGTACTTTGGTAGCAGCACAAGTTCAAGATTATCTACCAACTGGTATTAATAATTTGTTTTATAATGGAAGTCAAATGACTAGTCCAGATTTTAATATTTCTTCAACACAAACAGTTGATGGTGGACCTGTTGTAGAATTTAATTTAACAAATCCAAATCAATTAATATACACAAACAATCCTGGAGCGCAGGGTAGTTTTGTAATAAACTAAATAAACAACATAAAATTCAATTGAAATATATTTATATTAAATAAAGGTTAATCATTATGGGATATTTAAATAACAGTAGTGTAACTGTTGATGCAATTCTTACGTTAAAAGGACGTGAATTGTTAGCTAAAGGAGGAAATGCCTTTAACATTACACAATTTGCAATAGGAGATGATGAAGTTGATTACACATTATGGAATCCAAATCATCCGTTAGGAACTAATTTTTACGGTACAATTATAGAAAATTTGCCTATAACTGAAGCTATTCCTGATGAAACTCAAGCATTAAAATATAAATTAGTGTCGCTGCCTAAACAAACAACAAATTTACCAATAGTAACAGTAGGTAATTCTTCTATTGTATTACAAGGTCCAGGATCTAGTGACACAATTTCACCAAATACTGCTAATATACAAGGCGGTAATGCAAATCTAGGATATACAGTAATATTATCAGATTCGACTGTTGCTGATATACAAGTAACTACTGCATTAAGCAATCCAGGCACTCTTCCTACTACTCCAAGATTTATTGGAGATAATGAAGATGCACAAAGTGTAGCGGTAGCTGGATTTGAATTTAAAGTTTTTGCTAAAACATTGATTGTTGCTAGCAAAACGGCAACAATTACAATTATTGGAAATGAAACAGGTGGTGCAACTACTATTAATTTGACGGTGAATAAAGCAACAACTGCTAATCTTAATTTAACTAGCTAAGTAGTAGAAAATGGAAAATATGAAAACAATTAAACAATTAAAACGTCAGCAAAGATTAGGTATTAGCCCACCAAGTGCTCCAACGTTAGCAGGTGCGGCACCGGCATTAGGAACAATTGATACATCAAATGTAGATGCAGGAACTCTTCAGTTAGCACAACAATTGGCAAATCAAATAGTTGCTGAACAACAACAGATACAGATACTTGCTGCTAGCGGCCGAGTGTTTACTAGATTTGATGCAGTTAATGATATTATTGACAATCAAACAGAAACCGTAACGGCAGGTTTATGGAGTGGTAATATAGGAAGTTTAACTACTTATTTTACTTCTTCGACGCAGACTAATTCACAGCGTAGATATTATGTTGATACATTTGATGGAGATCCGAGTGTTACTGGGTCTGCAGTACAATTTGCTTTAGCATATGGAAATGCAAATGGTAGTGGTTCTTCTAATTATGGAAATGCTGATTCTCCTTCTAAAGCAATTTATGCACAATATCGACAGCTATTATTAAATGCGAATGATACTAGATTTACTACTGCGGGTTCAGGAAGCACTGATTCTATATATGTTGTTAATTTTAAACGTAATAGATTAAAAGAACGTTTAGATGCTGGTAATTTTGAATTACCTTTAGCTCCAATGTCAGCTTCCGCAGATACTAATGGTACAGGAAGTAACGTAGAAATTACTGGTAGTAATCCTAGTTTTGGTACAATTAGATTAATTGATGATTCTTCAATATCAACAGGAACTGTTACTGAGTCTGGTCGTGTTTTTAATATTGTTTCTGGATCAATAAATAATGGAGTTTTTAGTTCATCTGATCCGGTTTATTATGGATTAGCATATCCAGATTATGGTACTTTAGTATTAGATGGAAAAATGTTAGATCAAAAATTACAATTTCAAACTAATACTACTAGTAATTCTGAAGGAAATAATCATTTTCGTTTATTTCACTCAGTATCTGGTTCTGCAGCAACTGCATCTTTAGGTTTCCAAGCAAGAAACTCTGAAAAGGTTGCTAGTACACATTATTTTGTAAGAGTTAAAAATGCAGAATATAATTTCTCAAATAATCCATCGTATGTTACTGGATCAGATGGTTTAATAAATCAATCTACATTTATTGGAGATCCTAAAGCATATATTACCACAGTTGGACTATATAATAATGCTCAGGAATTATTAGCAGTAGCTAAACTTTCAAAACCATTATTAAAATCATTTCAGCGAGAAGCGTTGATAAGAGTAAAATTAGATTTTTAATATTTTAATACGTATTTTAGCCTCGTTATATTTATATTAAATGTAACGAGGTTTTACTATTATGTCTGAAACACGAATAAACAATGATGATATAGATGATGGGTTGTATCCTGACGTATTTAAAAAAATAGATACTACTGATATTCAAATTAATCCATTTCAAGCATTTAAAACGTTTACTGTTTTAAGTGGAAGTGCAACAAGTAGTATGTTACCACTACAAGGAATATATATTGATACAAATGAATTACCAGCTATTGGATCAAATTTAAGTTATAATACTTCATCTAATATTGATGGTAGTTTACAAAGTGTTATTTATTTTTCTACTAACCATTTATTTTATAAAAGAAAAAATCAACCGGCATTTACACATGGTCCAACTAATTTAAATCGTACAAATAAATTTTTATATCAAACAGCATCCGTATTTTCAGTTCCTCAAACTAAAATGGGTGAAAATATTAAACCAGTATCATTTACATTTACTAGTAGTGTTTCAGGATCGTATGAATCTGATTTATATGGAAATATTATAGATTCTGCATTTGTTACATCTTCCATTGTATCTGAATCTGTTTTATATGAAGGATTCAATGAATATTTTGATACAACAAGAATTACATATGAATCTGCAGGAGTAACATATGTAGATGGTGTTGCTACTACGTCCGGCAGAGAATTACCAATTGGATTAGCTGCAAAATTTGATCGTAATGGATTTATACAACAACCGTTACCGGGATTTTATGATAGAAATAATGATTATGCAATATCATTTTTTATTAGTGGAAGTAATTTTACAGAAAATGATCAATTAATAATAACAAAAGCATCAAGTTCATTAACTCCACAATTTCCATTTAAAATAGAATTAATTGGAAATGCATTTTTAACAACAGAAGATGATATAACATTACAAACACAAGCAGGTAATAATTTAGCTGTACAGAATAATAATAATCGAATACAATTTAGTGCTCAAGGAGCTACAAATTTTACATCTGTTATAACATCAACTGCAGAAGTTTCATCTTCATGGACTCATGTTGTTTGTCAAAAATCTGGAAGTAATTTACAATTATATGTTAGTGGAACATTACAATCTTCTCAATTCAGTCCATTATTACAAGAAATAGAACATCCGTTATCTGCTAGTGCTAGAATAGATAATAATCATAACATATCTATAGGTGGGTATAAAACAAATCAAGATTTAGATTTTGCTTTTATTACTGTAGGAACTGTATCTAGTTCTATTAGTACACAAAATAATAATATATTAACAACTCAATCTGGAATAGAATTAACTATTGAATTTACAGATGATGATATATTAACTACACAAGATTCAAATTCGTTAATTCAACAAACTAATTTTCATAATACTAATCTAGACGGTCAATTAGACGAAATACGAATATTTAATAAAGCGTTAACTAGCAATGAAATAATTAATTTAGGTGATACATCAGAAGGTGGAACTATGTTACAAACTCAGTTTGTTGGTAATGTGTTTGATAAACAAGGATTATTTGTATTTTCTTCTGCAGATTATCGTGTAAATGATTTATTAAATACACCATATACGGCTTCATATAAAAGCACTATTACTACACATGAATTGTCAGTAACTACTAGATTAGGTGAAGGCGAGTTTAATATGTCTAACAATGTTACTCTTACAAAAGATGATAATTATACATATCGTGATTTTGTTTCAGGAAGTGATTTTGCTCCATATGTAACTAGTATTGGATTGTATAATGATTTTGGTCAATTACTAGCTGTTGCTAAGTTAGCCCAACCAATTCGAAAAAGAAATGACACGGATATTAATTTTTTAGTTAGAATTGATTTAGATAAAAAGATAATTAAATGATACGATTAAAAAACATATTATTAGAATTAAAAGATGATGATGTATCTAGATTATTAACAAAGATTAATAATAAAGAATATAGATTTTTTGATCAAGGTGACAATGGTCGGGTATATGAAATTGATGGTGAAGACAAATTATTTAAGATAACTAGAGAAAAAGATGAATTTGATGTAGCTACAATAATTGTAGGTCGATTTGGAGAATTTACTACTTTTATCCCTGTGCATTATATTAATGAGAAAAAATTTTTATATATAATGTCAAAGGCAAGTCCATTATCAGGAGCAGATTCTGATAATATTAATCGTTTCATGCAATCATATAAACAATATGCTAGGGAACAAGGAGGGGAGGTTTCTATCTTTGATTATTTAGATGCAGACGGCGCCCGAGACGTAGATCGAGAATTAATATCATTTTTACGAGCTTTACAACAAGATATTAAAAAAATGGGTATTTGGGACTTAGATTTAGATCTAGACTTTAAAACAGACAATGTGATGCGTTGGCAGGGACAATTGGTTTTAATAGATTGGTAAAACTAAAAACAGGATATTTATATAAAATGGATAAATTTACAAAAATAATATTAGAACGATTAACACCAGGAGATATTGCTTTAAAATTAGCACCTAGTTCAGAAACGTTTAAATATCTTAAAGATTATGGCAATGAAACTGTTGAGACATTTCAAGTTATAGAACGACTTGGAAATATAAAACGTAAAAAATCAACTCATCTACCAACAACCGTAATAGATATAGCTAAAAGTTTAAAAAATAATCCAAGATTAAAAAAATTTTCAAATGGAGGTTTTTTAATTGTATTAGATCAAGATAGTCAAATATTAGACAAAACAGAATCTAAATGGTATTTAAGTGTTATTGATTTAGAAAAAGTTGATTTTGGTGGACCTCGTAATAGAATGGCTCAAATTGAATTGTTAGAAACAAATAATTTAGCTAAAGTTGGATATTCATTTGTAGTAGATACTGATCAGTATGCTAAATTCAAAACAGCAAAACCAAAAATAATACCTCGCAAACCGAGTTTAGGTCAAACGTTGCAACAATATAAAGATATTGTTCCAGATTACGAATGGGAACAATTTGTAAAGATACATCTTGATCCAGATTATGACACAAATACTGGTGGTAAAACAAATGATGCTGGTGAATCAGTATATGCTGATGAATTACGTTCTATGTTAAATAAAGAAAAACAAGAATCTGATGTTGTAGATGCTGAAGATGTTGTAGATGCTGAAGATGTAACCAATGCTAAATTTCAAGAAGTATTAAATAATTTTTACATTAAATTTAATTTAACTGGAGAATCAGAATATATAAATTTTGTAAGAACAAGTAAACGACCAGATGGATCATGGGATGGTGATATTGGTACTAGAACTAAGGCAGCTGCACAATATGTTCGAGATGGATTGGAACCAGAATATTCTGGGCCAGGGGGGATACCTGATTTTACTAAACGATTACAAAGTGAAATAGACTCTGCAGTAAATGAATCAGTAAATTATTTTAAAGGTGATAATATAGAAGTATCATTGTCACAATTATTTGAACAATCATTAAAAGAAGATTTCAATAAAAAGAAAGCAGACGCTGCACGCAAAGAAAAACCAAAAGTTAAACCAGAAGTTAAACCAGATGATGTATCAAAAACTAAAACAGATGATGTATCAAAAACTAAAACATCAACAGCAGCAGCAAAAAAGAATATTATTGCAAAAACAAAAAGAACAAAAATAGACTATAGTTCTTATTATGCAGAAATTTTAAAAGGTATAGGTGCACCTGTTACTGATGAAAATTTAAAGTTTTTTATAGCTTGGCATAAAGCTGAAAGTGGATATGCTACACATAATCCGTTTAATACTACATTCAGATTATCTGCAGATATTGATAAAACTAATTATAATTCAGTAGGTGTAAAAAATTATACTACAAAACAATTTGGAATTGATGCCACTGTAAAAACATTAAAATTAGGTTATTATAAAAATATATTAAAAGGATTACAAGATAATGTGGGTGCAATAAATATTGCATCTAATATAGATGAGCTTGGAAAATGGGGTACTGGTGATGGTGTATTAAGACGTTTAAAACAAGGTGTTACTATTCCTGACTCAGTTAAAGGTATAGTTCGTCAGGATAATGGATTTCTTATTTCTAAAAGTTCATTAGATATAGTTAAAAAAGATTATAAAAAATATCCAACTGATATATCAGGTAAGGAGCTTGGTGCTAAAAAATTAATGTACGGTAAAAATTTTAAAATTAGAGATGGAATTGGTGCAACAGATTTTCAAGATGAGTTAGGTATGGGAGGTGTATGGCGAGGATATCGAGAAGTTAATCCTGATTGGGCAGATTCTAAAGGAAATATTTCTGCAGGATTTTTGTATCGAAATATTGAATCAAATACACAATGGGTCGATGCTAAAAAAGGAACGTTATTAAACGTTAAGATTACAGATGTTAAATTTATTGTAGGCCCATATTACGGAAAACCAGAACCAAATATATATACATATGTATATTGTACAACACCAGATAGAGATAAAGGATTTTGGGTACCAACTACATGGATTACGCTTAATTAATAAAAAAAAAGGTTATATGAAAAAAAAT